GATAACCTTCAATATTTCCAATTTCTTTATTTATAACCATTGGGTAACAGGTAGCGTCTGATTCATTAGAATAGTTGTTTATATTTCCATTTGATATTGACCACCATGGAACATATGTTGATATTATTGGTTTTTCATAATCTTTTTTTATTTCTTCAAATGCGTCAATTAATTTTGTATCCCAGTTTTTTTCAAAAAGCATGTGGGCATCAAGTTGAAGGCAATAATCTTCATTGGCATAAAAAGATAAAGAGTTAGCCCTTCCAATACATAACCCCAACATTGCTGGGTAATCGGTAAACATATGCATAACATTTTTATATTTATCAAAGTTAGGCCTTGTATCGTCATTATAATGACAAGAAATTCCAAAATGTATTCTGTCTGGGTATTCTGCATTTTCTAGGCAATTTGACAACATGAGATCAAGATGTGGCTCATTGTATGCTGCTATTGATACGTAAATTGTTTTCACTTAAAGATTATACAGGATTAACTTAAATATGGTATACTTTTGAATAAGGGGGAAATATGAGCACTTTAGAATTAAACGGTATAACCGTAAAAGACCTTGGTAATGGAATTTATGTATACAGTAATGTTTTGCCAAGAGAATTAAATATTCCAGAAAGAATGGAAGCAAGTTTAAAAAATAATCCTACTTTTCAATGGCAACCAGCCTATGTTGGATACCAGCAATTAATGCCAGAATATAGAGATTGTGTAGACTTTAAATTTAAGAAAAATGATTTATTTGATGATAAGTCAGAAGAGTACAAAGAACTTTCTGCTATTTGGGATGTTTGTTATGAAAGGCAAAAGATAGCGGTTGATAATTATGCTGCTGCATTTTCTGTTCATGAGTTAAGATACTGGGAAGCATTTAACTTTATTAGATATAATGAAGGTCAACACTTTCAGTATCATCATGATCATGGTTTTTCATACAATTGCACAGTTTCAACTGTTGCATATTTAAATGATGATTACGAAGGCGGGGGATTACACTTTAAGCAGCAAGATATTTTGTATACTCCAAAAGCAGGGGATGTTGTAATATTCCCTTCAAACTATATGTATCCACACAGAGCAATGCCAGTAGAAAAAGGAACAAAGTATTCTTTGGTTACGATGCTAGACTATAGCGATAAGTATCATAAGCCAGAAATGTACGTAGAAACTGGCTCATGAAAAATGTAATTAGGTTTGTATCTAATAGACCTTGGCTAACAAAAGAAAGCGGATCTGCTCCTGGACCAATCTTAAAAACAATTCCAGAATGGTACAGAAAAGCAGATCGCTTTGCTAAAAAGTTAGATGGAGAGTTTTGGCAAGGACCAGATGGAGGAAAAATTCCTACATGGAAAGCCTGCCCAGCAATTTTTGATATCATGGGGACTGGATATACATTAAAAACTCCTTGTGACATAGAATTTACGTTAAAAGATGCAAACACAATGTCTGTTACTATTGCAGACAAAAGATATAAAGATTTTTGTACTCCAAGAGGAGAGATGCCACAATTTGAACATCCACAAGGGTACTATAAAAATCATTTTGCTTGGTTTCCAGACTGGGCAGTAGAAACTCCAAAAGGTTATAGTGTTTTATATTCTCAACCCTTTAATCGTTTTGAATTACCATTTTTAACTACATCTGGAATTATTGACAATGATAAAGTAAATCTTCCAGGGTCTATGCCTTTCTTTTTAATTAAGGGGTTTGAGGGAACTATTCCAGCAGGAACACCTTTTGCTCAACTTTTGCCTTTTAAAAGAGAAGACTGGCAATCAGAATTAAAAATTGAGAATGGTATAATTATGCATAAGAAAAATATGGATAATTCATCCAAGTACCGTGTTCCAGATGGCGGTATATATAAAAATGAAGTCTGGGAACCAAGGAGATATGAATGATAATGGACTGGACAGATCTTCCAAGACAAGAAAAGTCAAACAAAAGAATAGAAGACACCATAATCCATGGTGACATTGAAGTAATTAATCTTGACTATGGAATTCATCTTTACAGAAATGCAATTAAAAAAGATGAGTGTGAAAAAATTATTAATACCCTTGAAGAACAAATTGCACTTAATATTCCAGGAATTGAATGGCGTGGTGCCCAAGTAAATGCAAAAGAAGACCATGGTTATGTTAGAAATTGTGTAGACCTTAAATATAAAAGATCAAATTTAGGAAAACATATGCCATTTAATCAAGGACTTTTTGATATACACGAAAGCGTAGATAATAGCCTAGATAAATGCCTTAACCATTACGAAAATTTATGGAACTTAAAGATGTACTATAAAGAAGCATTTAATTTTATTAAATATCTTCCAGGCAAATATTTTAAAGTTCACGGAGACCATGGCCCATATTATGCTTGTACTATTTCTGCAGTAGTTTATTTAAACGATAACTACGAAGGCGGAGAGTTAGAGTTTACAAGGCAAGAATTAAAATTTAAACCACAGGCTGGAGATATAGTTATGTTTCCTTCAAATTATGTTTATGAGCATGCGTCCCTTGAGGTTTTTTCAGGAACAAAATATTCTGTAGTAATTATGACAGACTATAACGATCTTCATCACAAGGAGGAAAATTGAATAACGTAGAAGTATATAAACATCTTGGTCATCCAGTAAAAATTGAACAGACTCAAGTTCAAAGATCATGGATGGATAATACAGATGATAAGCATGCCTACAAATGTTTTCCTGTTTCTCTTGTTAACACAATTGGTTGGTCTATTTCATTTTTAGAAGATATTGAGTTTATTTGGGACGGAATATCAGATACATCAGAACACCATGTAAAAATACTAAAAGGGCCAGAAGGTGTATGCAACACACAAAGAGGAAATGCAACAGTAAGTTTTTATACGGGGCTTTATTTTAAAACAGAAGAAAATATGACAATGCTTTCAATTGTTCCACCAAATTATTTTATAGACGGAGCAACTCCATTTACATCATTAATTACAACGTCTTTTTTTGAAGACGCTTTGCCAGTTGCCTGGAGAGTTACAAGACCTAATGAAAAAATTACAATACCAGCAGGAACTCCAGTAATAACAGTTATTCCAATATCACTTGGTGAACTTGCAAAAGTAGAACTAGATATTCACGATAAGGTTTTTAATGAAGAAATGCACGATAGAAAACAAAAAAGATTAGAGGTTTGGGAAAAATTATCAAAAGAAGGAAAGTTTACTAATTTTTATAGAAATGCCGTTGAATACGATGGCTCAATAATGGGAAAACATGAAAAAAAATCTCTTCACTTAAGGATTAATGATTTTTCAACTGACCGAGAGGTGATATAATAATAAAATGGAAATAACAAATACATACACAAATCATCCAGTTTCTATAACACCATCTGGATTTTTTGGCAATAGTAAAGACATGATTATTGAACTAGAAAATTTTATGACTGAAGAAGAAGTTATTTTTTTAGAAAATGCAGCAAAAAATATTACAATTTGGGATGTAACTGAAACACATGAAAATGAAAATGGAACAGTTATATATGATGCTAATTATTGGAAAGATAGAGTAGCAACAAGACCGTCTTTAGATAAAAATGATCCAAAGATTGGACCAATCCTAGAAGGACTATTTCAAAGGCTACAGCCTATTATAGAAGAGTTTTTTAGTGTAAGGGTACAACCAACAGGACAAACAATTGTTAGATGGCTACCAGGACAATTTCAAAATCCTCACGCAGATAAAGAATTACATGATGGAGCAGACGCTGGTTTGCCAAATGATTTTCCTTGGTACGATTTATCAAGTTTGTTTTATTTAAATGACGATTATGATGGTGGAGAGTTATATTTTCCATTGCAAGATGTAAAATTTAAACCAAAAAGAGGGGCAGCATATTTTTTCCCAGGTGATATGAATTATGTACACGGTGTTACAGAAATTAAAAACTCAATAAGATATACTTGTCCATTTTTTTGGACAATTTTGGAGCACACTGGCTCTGTAAAACCAGATACCAATGTTAAATATCATAGAACTTTGTTAGATGGTGAAAATTAATATGCAGGTTTTAGAAAAAGATATTGAATCAATAGAAATTTATCCAAAAATTATTGTATACAAAAATGTTTTTAGCAATATTGATAAAATATATTCTACATTAAAAACATACGACAATAATTCAAATGATGGAATTTTATCAAAATGGAAGCAGTGGTCTGTTTTTGGAAAATACCTTTCCCCACTTCTGGATAATATTCAATTAGTATCACTTTCAAATCTTGAACAAATAAAAACAAAAACAATAACCCAGGAAAATCAAAAAGAATTGGTTGTTGAGTTGATAACAAATTTTTATAGAGTTACCAAAGATTACTCAACAAGATATGGCTTAAATCTTTTTAATGACCCAGAACCAAAAGTAAAAAATAATTTAGGTGAATATATTCCAGAATGGAAACAAGTTGAGCCATCAATTTGCAAGTATTCAATAAGTGAAGATAGAGATTTTATGCAAATGAGATATCATAGTGACTATGTTAGAGAAAAATCAAGTTCACCAGGATATAAAACTGTAATTACAGCATTAGCATATTTTAATGACGACTATGAAGGTGGAGAAATAGATTTTTGCATTGGGAACAAACTGCTTAAGTATAAGCCAAAAGCAGGAGATTATATTGTATTTCCGTCTGGGCATCCAGAAATATTAACAGAAAATGGAATAGTTTATTTGCATGGAGTAATGTCTTCTAAAAAAACAAATAAATATTTTGCAAGAGCGTACTGGCAACATTTTTACCCTGGATCGGATGATTGGTTTGAAAATGAAAACAAATATGGAAAAAATCTTTGGAAAATAATGCAAGCCGAAATTGAAGAAAAATTTAGACAAGAGCATCCACAGAGAGATCATGTATCAGAGGGGATTAGAATACAATGAATCTAGAAAATAAAAAAAGACTAACAGAAGACATAGTTGTTTATGAAAATTTTTTAACTGATGAAGAATCAGCAAAGGTTATACAGGTTTTAGAAAAACAGGCAGAAAACGGAAAACTTTCTTGGACCCCAATTTCTTTTTATGAATCATATTCTTCTGTTTTGCCACAAGATGATGATCCCGAACTTGAAGAGTTTGGACTGCCATCAACATTTTTTTCTGATTTACAAAAAAAGATTGTAAATGCAGTAGCATCAGTAAATGAACTTGATCCATTGGTAATATCAAAGATTGGATACCATGCACAAAAATGGGAGCCAGGAGCCTATGCAACTACACACTCTGATAACACAGATCTAGAAGGAAACACTGGGCCATTTGAAAGAAGCAGGTTTGCTGCTTTTATGTATTTAAATGAAGACTTTGATGGCGGTCTTTTAAACTTTCCTAAACAGGAATTAAGCATTTCTCCTAAAACAGGCATGCTTGCAGCGTTTGCTGGTGGTTTTAAAAATGTTCACGAAGTAACTTTAAT